AAAGCAAAAGCAACTAGCAAGGAAGGTAGCTAATCATGAGCACTCTCAATTGGGGAGACCTTATTAAAGAAGCCGGCGATGTCGGCTCGTACGACCCGTTGCCGGACGGCGACTATGACTTGACCATTATTGAGGCAACCGCTAAGGTTTCTCAGTCTGGTAAGACAATGTTCGCTCTGAAGGCGCAGGTTCAAACTGGCGCGCACGCGAAGCGTCTCGTATGGGACAACCTCGTTGTCTCAACCGACAACCCAACAGCACTCGGAATCTTCTTCCGTAAGATGAATGCTCTTGGGCTCGGGTCTGACTTCTTCGCAGGTGGTCCAACCAACGCTCAAATCGAGCAGGCACTTAAGGGACGTAGTTTCCGCGCAGCGGTTGGCTCACGCACCTGGCAGGGTCAGAAGAAGAACGAGATCAAGTCGTACTTCAGTGCTTCACCGCAAGCAGCAACTGCTCCAGTGGCAGCATCTGCACCTGCTCCAGCACCAGCTCCAGCACCAGCGCCTGCTCCGGCAGCAGCAGCTCCAGTTTCTCAAGAAGCTGCAGCAACTGTGCCACCAGCAGCACCGTTCTGAGGCTATATTTAGCACGAGAAAAGTTCGAGTGGGTAGGCGTCATTAGTGGCGCCTACCTACTTGAGTAATAACCAAAAGCACGGAGACACAGATGACAATAAAAGTTCTAATGACTGGCTACACAGCACAGCACATTGGTTCTACTCGCAAGCTTGTTAAGTACGGAGCTGTTGCAGACTTGTTTGCAGACATTCTTCGCGCAGGCGGTTGTGAAGTAGAACATCGGCGCGCGATGCCAGATGAAGATATTTCTGACTACGATCTTGTAGTATGTGGACAAATCGCGTTATGCGCGCTTGGGTCCACCTATGCGTACGGTGCACTCGATGCAGTAGCGCGCGCACGCGAAAATGGTTGCGGATTGATGTTTTACATCGATGACTGGCAGGTTCACAACATTGTGTCGAACCTAAAGACTGTGTGCAAAGACAGCAACAGACTTGTTCGCGAGAGTCTTGGCACAGCACGCGTAGACCTTGAATGGGCACGCGCAAATGTTGATCGTATTTTTCCTGTCGCAGAAGCCTTGCTTAACAGGCCGTGGCCAACAACACTTGTCCCTAAGTTCACTTGGGGCGACGGAAACAAAGTCGTAAAAGGTCTCACATCGCGTGACTGGGTCTGGACTGACCTCAGTCCTTTCGCTGAGGAGTTCAACACTGAAATCCCATCAGACGACGAGCGTGAGGTCCAGTGGGTACTGGGCGTACTCTCAGATCAGCGTAAGTGGCTTGAGAAGATGAACTTGTCTTGGCCAGTTCACTACGTCGGCTCAAGAACAAGCAAGGCGGAGCAGAAGCTCACGGAAAAAGAGTTAGTCGATCTTTATGCCAAGTCCTGGGGTGTGTTGTCGCCGAAGTACCCGCATGCTGGTAGCGGTTGGTGGCGAAATCGTTTCGTCTACACTGCACGCACAAAGTCAATCATGCTTGCCGATCCAGCAGAAGTCGCTGCACTTGGCGATCCATATCTTGTCAAGGCGCCAGATATTGAGGCGATGAACAAGCAACAGCTGCGAGAACTTGCTGATGCTCAGCATCAAGCGTTTTTCTCTACGCAGGCTACGAAGGATCAAGTCATCGAAACCGTGATGTCAGCCGTAAAGCGAGCAATCGACGAGGCCCGCTGATCGCGTATGTCAAGTAGAAAAGTATTGATCACTGGAATGACTGCTCAGCAGTACTCAAGTGCTGCTGCAGAAAAGAGTACAGCGTTTTCGATTGTTCTCAAGAACATTGTTGAGTCTAGCGGTTACGACGTACATTTCACTAGTCCGTCTGTGGAATGGACATCATTTTTTCTGTCCGACTACTCTCACATCTTTGTCGGTCTGTCTTCTCCTGCTAGCGTGACTGCGAACGCAACATATGGAGCGCTCAGCGTCGTCGACGAGATGTGGGACTCTAGCAAAATGACGATGTTTATCGACGCTCCAGAGCCGTGGAAGATTTTTGGCGGTCTTCGCTCAATTGAGAGAACACCAGATAGCCTGTTCAAATCGTTCTACTCAAGGCGTCCCGCGTATCACGCTATGCAGCAGTCGAAGAAGCAGCGCGCGAAAGTTCTGTCTGGAATTGAGAAGCTTAGCAGTAAAAAGTGGAATAGGGCCATCTACCCATCTTTGCCTTGGAAGACAGAGATACCTGGAATTAGCGATAACGCCAAAGATTCTCTTGTACCTCTTAGTGTCGACTCGTTCTGCATTTCTAAAGAACAGCGATACAACAGCACTCGCATAAGTCGCTGGGTAGTAGAAAATGCGAGCTCAAAGTGGGCGACCGACATTTCTAAAGGTCTTCTATTTGACTGCATATCTCTCAAAGAGATCAAGGCTAAGAACGCAGCAGAGACAGAACAAGCTATGAGCGAAAACGCAGGTGTCCTTCTCGGGCCATCGGACGACAAGACAACTTGGTGGTCTGCTAGGTTTTCTCAGGCAATGAACAGCGGGACGCCTGTAGCAACAGACTGGAGAGCGAGTAGCTCGATAGGAAATTCGTGGAGTCATCTGGCTGCGACCATTGAGTCTATGAGCCACATTGACAGATACGAACTTGCTGTTGTTCAGCGCAATGATTACATAAACGCGATAAATTCTCCCGATGAAGTTATCGCACGACTCAAGGAAGTAACTGGTATCTAATGGGTGAATTGTTCAACAACTGGCTCGGCCAGACACGCAGACTCCAGAAAGACGCATACAGCGTCGATTACTCAGTCCTCAATAGTGACCGCCCGGAAAATCTCAACCAGCTAATTGAATACATCCGCTGGAACATGCTCGCAATTGACGACGAGCTCGCTGAGGTTCGCAAGGCAATTTCTTGGAAGCCTTGGCAGCACGATGATCCGTACGCTGACCGCAAGGAAATTGTCAAAGAGTGCGTAGATGTTCTCCACTTCGTCGCAAACATTCTCTGCGCAGCCGGCGCAACAGATGAAGAGCTTGACGCCGAGTATCTCGCAAAGATGCAGAAGAATGCTGATCGCCAGAAGAAAGGCTACAGAGTTCTTGACGCTGGTGTCAAGTGCACTCGCTGCTTCCGCGCGCTTGATGACTATGATGTTTCATCGTGCGTTGACTCAGATTGTCCGAGCAAGTGACATGATTAGCTGGGTAGACTCTAACATCTCCGAAATGCGTGTCGGTGATGTTGTAAAAGTAAAAGACAACGCGTATCACGGTGACGTCGGCGAAATGCACAACGGTCGTATATGTGAAATACTTAAAGTCGGGCACGGAGACGTTGTTGTTTGCTCGATTGACACCGAGCACCCAGTTCTTCGCTGGACTCATCACTCTCCAGATGTTCTTCAGAAAGTAGGTTGAGATGAGAGTAAATACAGAATTTGTAGTCAGTGGACCGACAATTAGCGACATCATAGATGAAGCTACAAAGCGTTGGCAGTTGTTGATTGGTGATGAGTCAGCAATTCTTCCGATCGACGCTGAGATTCATATCTCAGGAGACGAGTCTTCAGCACTCTATTCAGCAAAAATATTCGTTCGTTCAAAGGTAGAAGACTGATGTCAACAAATAAAAAGCTTCCACGGCACGTATGCCTTGATGAAGCATCTAATATCATCGCTGGAGCTCGAGACGTTCAGTACGGCGGCCCAGAAGACAACTTTACTCGTATCGCAAAGATCTGGTCCGTCATTCTCGGCGTCGATGTCACAACAGAAGACGTTGCGATGATGATGGTAGGCCTCAAGGTCGCTCGGTACGCCTCGAAGTCGGGGTTTCAGGCAGATACTTGGATCGATGTCGCTGGCTACGCCGGTTGTGGCTACGAAGTCGGCGAGAAACTCGCACAAGTGCAGAACAAGTAGTTTACCCGCGCTGTAGTATCTGAAGAATAAACTACGGCAAACGCATTGGAGCACGACATGTCTAACATCTCTTTTATCGACTGCAACGGCTTAGCAGCATTCATGAGCTATGGCTTTGTTAAGGCTGGAATGGAGATGAAACTTCGCACTGGCACTCTTGACTTTGGAAATGCTGTTGCAGAGCTCAATCGTCACCTTCTTGGCGATAGTTGGTCGACATTGTTCTCAGACGAGCCAAACGACTGGCCCGACGCGAAGGCAGATGTTGTTGTTGGCTGTCCTCCATGTTCTGGTTGGTCAGTATGGAGTGGTCCTACTAACCGTGGCCCAGACGCGGCTGCGCACGAGCACACTCGCGCATTTATGAAGTACGCCGCTCGCATCAAGCCGAAGGTTATCATCTTCGAATGCGTTCAGCAAGCGTACAGCCAAGGTCGCGATGTAATGGTTAAGTATCGTGACATGGTTGAAGATCTTTCTGGCAAAGAATACGATCTCTATCACGTAAAGATGAATAACTTGCAAGTTGGCGGTTTTTCGTATCGACCGCGATACTTCTGGACGGCTGTTGAAAAAGGAATGCCTTTTGGAGCGTCAGTAACGACTCCAGAAGAAATGCCAACAATGGTGGACGTCATTGGTGACCTTGAACCACTTGAACTTAAGTGGGAGGCTCAACGATACACCAAAGAACCTTCTAAGTTCGTCGCACACTTGCGCAACTCAAGCGGTGTTGTTGACGGTCATATGAACAAGAACAATCTTGAGACGAAGCGTATTCAAGAGATTTTTGACATCCTTGGCAATCACGGCTGGGAACAAGGAATGCCACTTAACATCGCTCTTAAGAACGCTGTTGAGAAGAACGGTGACAAGTTTCCTCAGAGCTGGGCAGGCGTTGAAGAAAAGATTCGCAACAAAGACTTCTATATGGGATTCTCTCTTCCAGCTCGCTGGGAGTGGAATAGCTGGTGCCGTGTTATGACTGGTGGAGCTCTCGATCACATAGTTCACCCGACATTGCCACGGCGCATAACGCACAGAGAAGCCGCTCGTGTTCAGGGTCTGCCAGATAGCTGGGAGTTCGCAGATGCAAAGACCTACTCACCGCTTTCGGCGACCTGGGGTAAGGCAGTCGCTGTTCAGGCTGGCCAGTGGATCGGCGAAGCAGCGGCGGCCGCTGTTAAGGGTCAGCCCAATGGACCGTCAGGTGAGCTGATTGGGGATCGTGAATGGCTTTTGGACACAGACAAGGGCTTTAGCCGCCACTACGTGGCCCGGACCTGGTACAAAGATAAGAACTGATCGTAGATCTAGTTTTCCAGCGTCTCTACGCTGTATAATGATATCAACGACAAACGGACGGTATCATGCAATCATTTCTTACAAATACTGAGTCATTTGAGCTCACTGCTCGTCACCTCGACAACAAGCGCCTACACAAGCAGACGCTAGAGGCGTGGCAATGTTTGCTCAATATGTGCAATCTTGACCCAGATGGAAACCACCGTGAGCCAAAAGGCTGGTCAAATCACCCTGTTGTAAAAATGTGGCGTGGCTATGAAACACTGCTCGTTTCGTATATCTCGGCGACGTACTACGAATGGGTCTCGCGTGGCTACAAGTCTACATTACTAGACAAGACTTACCGCACCTACGACAAGGCTGTAGAGCTTGGCCGCATCTCTTCAGATCTAGCTCTCCCTCCGTGGATGTCAGATCTTGACTATTACTCGCGACTGACATCTACACATCGCACTGCTTTGCTCTGCAAGAATTACGACTGGTATAGGCAGTTCGAGTGGTCAGAAGATCCTGGGTATCAGCCTCCGACCTACGAATACTTATGGCCGCATCAGGACGGGTTCACTAACTAGGTCCAGTGACACCAGATTCAGCCAGAAGCTCTTCTATATTGCTTGCCATAAAAACAGGCATTTCAGCGTAGAAAGTTACCAGAAGTCATCTGGTGACGGTGTAGAATTTGCTGAAATGAAAGATTCACGACTTGGCGAATGTCTGTGGTACGAATGGACGGGAGAAGAGCTAGATAGCTCAAATCTTGTGTTCTTCACAGAAGATCACGTAGATCTCGAGAACGAGATTGTGCGTAGAGCTCTTGCCTCATCTCTCCAGCGTGACGGATCTGCCGATTCTCTTGGAGAAGGATTTAAGCTCGTCGAGGGATCTTCATTTGATCATACCTACGCCGGTGAAATTGACGGCGAAACTTACTACACCATATGTGACGAAGACGGACAGACAAGAGACGGCGATTTTGTTGATTCTGTTGTAAAAGTCACGTTGGTGTATCTGTGAGCAAAAAACGTCTTAGTGAAGTCGGCTGGCAAGATCGCGCCGAATGCGCAAAACCAGAGCACAAGAAAGTTGCCAAGTTATTCTTTTCCAGCGTGCCTGAAGAAAAATATGCCGCAAGAAATCTCTGCTTTAGCTGTCCCGTCCGCGCCG